CCTTCTCAGGTTGTACTTCTCCTACTACAAAATAAGAAACACTATCACTAATGATCTTATCAAAGGTAAATCTATCTTTTAGGACATAAGTATCAGGTAGAGGTTCATACAACTTGATAACCATCTCATTATTGTACTCTCCTACATTCAATCCAATGAAAAGATCATTCTTTCCAAAGTTCAACCTTATTCCATCAAAGTAACTATCATTACCTAATAACTCTCTAAGTACCTCTAAAGTGTCTTGGTAAGTCTCTTCAGTAGATAAAGGAGTGACTCCTACCTCTGTTCTGTCAGGAGAAATACTACTAATGTAAAAAGTGTTGGATAACCTCTCTAAAAAGTTGTAAGTAGTGAAAACATCTCCATATTCATATCCATTGACCTTGATATCTT